GATACGGCGGCCATTGCCGGCCCGGACGGTCGCAATCTCGCCTTCAATTTCGGTAATCACGCCTGTACGAGCGCTGAGGCTATAGCCACGGCCTTCGGCATTGATCGTCACGTAGCTGACCTTATCGCCGGCTTTGAGTGTGTTCGTGCTAGCCTCTGTAACGCTGCTGCTTTGGTGTTGTGCTTGCATGGTGCTGCTCCTTGGTGGTGGTCGGTGTCGGGGAGCGCCAACTCCTCGACACCACTTTCTATTTATGGCGCGATAGATCAGCTGACTTTTCGGACTAGGTCGCTGTATTGCTCGTCGTCTTCCACGGTTGATTGCCATTCCAGAACCGCGTCGATCTGTTGGCGGGTGCAGTCGTCAACCATCAGCGTCCGCTGGCCCTTGTGAACCCGAACTTCCATAATTCGGAGCAGTCCTTCTGCTGCATACGATTCCGCATGGATGATGCTGGCCTCTTTTCCAGCGCCCAAAAGCGCTGCCTCAATAGCTCGTAATTTCCTAGTTTTTCCTGTGGCCGCTTCGCCGGTGATGACTTGGATCTGCATGGTTTTGCTCCTGTGGTTATTGCGGTTCACACGCCCTGGAATACCCAGCAGCGAATGGTTTTCGGTTTGTCGAACGCGTCCAGCAACCGCGCCGAGTTGACGGGTTTGTTCGACTCCAGAAACTTGGGTGACTTGCTGGTCTTGAGCAGGCGCTTCAGGTCGCTGAGCGCGGGCACTTGCTGGCGTTTGTTGGCGGCCATTTCCACAAATTCGTTGAGGTTCACTGCGATCAGGCCATCACGGCGGGCGTGGTTGAGCGCCCCTTTCTCGTCCATGCCATTGAGGAAGTCGTACAGGTCCCAAAACTCGCGCACGGTAGGGTGGTCAGCGTTGATTGCTTGCTGCCGCTCCAGGGCCATGCGGGTTACCTCTGCATGCACCAGGGCCTTCCGCTGCTCGCCGAGTGGCACTACGTCTGCCAGGGCATCCACCAGGCTGCGCAGTTGGGCGTGGTTCTTCGCGATACGCACGGTGCGGATACCGGGAAGTGCCAGCAGCTCCTGCTCATAGCCGGAGGTGTTTTCCTCCATCAGGCGCATGGTGTTGGCTTCGCGTTGCAGTGCCTGAACCAGGAAGCCGCTGATGTTTTCCATTGGCATGCGTTCTAGCTGTTCGGCGAACTGCTTGGTTTCCGGGGTGTGGTGCTCTCGGGTCAGGTGGACATGGCAAAGCCGCTGGAGGATGGGTTCAGAGGCATTCACCGGGTTGTTCTGTGCAATTAGCAGGGCGGCTCGGAACGGTGGTTCGTGGGTGTCGTTGCCGTTGTTTTTCACGCCAGTCGAGCGAACGCTACGGCCGTTGTAGGCGGTTTTCAGTTCGTCCCAATCGAAGTGCTTAACCGGCTGGCCTTCCTTCTGCTCGCGCTCCGACTCGATCAGGACCACCGGCAAGTTGCCGACCTGCGAAAAGTTGCGTGCACGGCTAGCCGGCGTTGCTTTGGATGGGTCGAAGCCCTCGTAGTCAGTTCGGCCGACTAGTTTCCACAGCAGCTCCACCAGGGTGGTTTTGCCCGATCCGGCTTCACCCACCAACTCCAGGAACATCAGCGACTTGTGAATCTGGCGGATCTGCTCGGCATGCAAGGCACCCAGCCACCAGGCCAGAACAACCAGGCCCTGTACACCAAAGCAACGCCAATAGATGTCGAACCACCCCTCGTTGTAAGCATTGAGGTCGGTGTTGATATTTAGCGAGGGCGACTGACTCTGCGACTTGATGCTCAGCTTCCCAAGGTCGAAAAAGTCCTCCTTATTTCGTTTCTGCAACTTCCCGCCGGCGAAGGCCAGGTCGTTGAAGACATAAGCACCGTGCTCGCGTGAATAACCGATCCATTCGATGGTGTTCACGGTTTTCAGGCAATCAAGCTGGGGGGCCAGAATCCGTTTCAGTTGCAGGGCGCTGCCCTCGAACATCGCGCCGTTGGAGACGTTGAGGAGACGATTCGTGAATTCAGGTGCTGATGTCAGCTGCTTGGCCGTGAACGTGCTTTTGATGGCTGGCCCTTGTGGGCGCTCAATACGGAAGTAGTACCAGGCCTCATCGGTCAGGTCGTTGCGCATGTAGTACAGCGCCTGGAAGTTGCAGTTGGATATGCGACTCACTGCACCGGACTGACGTAACGCTTTGTCACGGCGTTGTTCATCGCTGAGCAGTTGATCGTCATGACGTTCCGAGCTTTCCAGATCGCTGATGGCACGGTCGTATTTCTCAAGATCGAGCCGAAACCAGTACAGGCGCTTTTGAAACGAAAAGTGGAACTCCTTTCGCTCGTCGCGCAGGTAGATCAGGAAGCCCTTTTCTTCAGCGGAGTCGGCCAACAGCAGGTCGCCCTGGTGGCGAGCTTCATCAAGGTCTTGCTCAATACGCTCGGCACGCTTGTCGTCGCCCTCGATCGATTTCCAGCGATGATGCAGATCGTTCCAGTCGGTTTTTTTGCCGTTGGGCTGTGGGATCACCGCCGCTTTACAGGTGAAGCCCAGGTCGCGAGCTTCCTTCGCCCAGCGGCGCATGTTGGCTTTGGCGATGGGCTCGTTATCAAGAGCCCACACCAGTACCGGCAAGCGCTTGTCAGCGTCGTGGCGCAGCTTGACCAACGCCTTTAGGGATTCGGTAGGGCAGGGGGCGCTGGACATCATCGACACAGCCGGCACGTCGTTGTGCAGCAGTGCGATAGCGTCGAAAATCCCCTCTGTTACAAAAAGCTCTTTGACCTCCAGCAGATCCACGCTCGGCGGACACCACCAGACCCCCTTGTAGCTTTGCCTGCCATCGCCGGCAGGGCGAAAGCGCGCTTTGGTCTTACCAAAGCGGTCGGGCCGATCAATCAAACGCTCCCAATAGCCACCTTTTTCCAGGGGAAAACGTACCGTGGCACTACCAATGTTGAGATCGCTGTTCCAGTAGTGTTCCTGTGTGAACCAACCAGCGATCAGCTCAAATTTGAAGCCCCGGGCAAACTCAAGGTATGCACGCGCTGTAGCGAGCGGGTTATCCGGTGTCGAAGGTGCGGTCTTGCTCCAGTCGTTAAACAGGTCGTCGTATATTTCTTTGACGTGCACACGATGCCCGCACTTTTCGGGGCGCCCGCAGATCAACATCCACGGCGAATCGTAGAAGGTGTACAGGGTTTTCTGGCCGCAACTAGGCGCGGGGCAAATACCCTTACGCATGTAGTTGGTACCGGCCATGTGCTTGAGCTGGTAGTCCCGCTCAATGCGTTGGATGACGTCGGCTCGCAGCCTTTGTTCCATTTCCATCGTGGCTTACTTCGCTTCGTCGAGACTGTGTTTAAGGGCGCCAATAAGGCGTTTTTGCGCAGACATCACCGGGAAGGCCGCGAGCAACGAGCCATGTCGTAAACCCTCGGGGATCATTCGGAAACGGTCGTCATACCAGTGCTCGTTGAACTGCGAGCTGTAGTCCGCACGTAGGGCCAGGAGCAGGGCTTCGGCCTCTTCTCGCGGCAGTTTTGCGGTGATCGCGACGTTGATTTCCATGATCCACCTCGGATTTCGGGCAAAGCTCACCCATACCCACGGCAACCGGGGAAGGGCGGTATTTTCAAAAGGGGTTTACTGAGGGTGCAGCAGATGTTTCGGCAAGATGCGCGCGGAAACCGGGCGTCGTTGTTGCGTGCAGGTATCCAGCAACATGATCCTCGAACGATACGGCCCGCGAGACGGGTCAAAGCCAAGCCATGAAATTCGGTTACAAGTCATGCTTTCGAACTCGGCCACGGCCAGTTCGGCGATGCGCTGGACCAACTGGGCCGGTACTTCTAGGGACTGCACCAGGTATCGGGTGCAGTTCTCGAGGGGCTGACCGTCGCCTGCCAGGTGTTCGCTGCGGTGCCGGTACAGATAGGCCACGGCTGCCTGTTGCATGGCAGCGCGGTAGTCGTTCTCAGGGTTGGCAGTCAGGGTGATGGCGTTCATACAGATGCGACCTCCATTTCCAGTTGATCCAGCAGATCGGGTTGATCTTCAGAGGATTTCATTGCTTGGCGTCGCATGACGACGCTGGCCACCGGTAGGCGTACAGATGGGTTGGCCATGCCGCTGGGGCTCATTTCATGAGTCATTTCGAACTCAGCCCGGACCGACCAACCACATGCCTCATTGGTGCATTGCAGGTAGGCGACCCGTAGGAAGATGTGCGTGCCTTCGCTGGTGCGAATGCGCATACGGCCGTGACAGTGCGGGCAAACGAGTTTGTAGGTACTCAAACTGCAGCCCCCCGTCCGTAAAGCTGGATGGTCGCGAGTACTTCGGCATGCCGTGCAGACATGTAGCGAATCAGCGCTGCAACAATGGCCTCGGCCTCAGTCGGCTCTATGACTCCGTCGTCCAGTGCCTTGGAAATGATCTGGTCGACCTTGCCGCGCTTGGCTGCTGCTTTGACTGAGCGGCTGTACAAATCAATGTTGTCCAGCGTCCCCGGTATGGTCAGCGGTACGAACATTCCGCCATACATGGCGCTGACGTAGTCAGGCAAAAATGTGGTCCCGGCAACTTGTTCCAGGCGGTGGATATGCTCGTCGGTTAGCGGACGACTGCCTGCATTCTCGTAGGCCTGGTTGTCGAACTTCTTGATTGGCATACCGAGATTGGCGGCTGCGTAAAGTCGACCACCCGGATAGGCGCAGATAACGGCGCTGACCACATCCTTTCGATTCTCTAGAACTGGGCGTTTCATCTTCTGGTTTCCTCCTGGAGCCAGAGGCCCTAGTTTGCAATCAC